ACAGATGCAGCAACAGATGCAGCAACAGATGCAGCAACAGATGCAGCAACAGATGACTCAGCAGCTGACTCAGCAACAGATGCAGCAGCTGATGCAGCAACAGATGCAGCAACAGATGCAGGTGGTGGTTCTGCTGACGACGTTGTAGGTGACCCTGACATAGTGGTTGTTACAGACCCTAGTGATATTGAGATGTCGCCTGATGAACAGGATGATATCTTTGATGATGATCAAGGTGACATTGTAGCACAACAACTTGAAGAAGCTATAGAAGCAGAAACAGACCCTATCCTCAAAGAAGCTTTAATAAAGGAGTTAGAAAGGTATTTATCAGGGGAAACTGAAGAAGAAGACCCTCAGCAAGAAGAAGAAGTTGTTACAGAGGAAGGAACTTCCATAACTGCAGAAGATATTTTAAACATGGCTAATGGACTTCTAAATCCTGACTTAGCTTATGACCTTGATGGTGACGGTAGGATAACCTCTAATGATGCTTTAATATATCAGCAAAACTCAGTAGATGACTCAGTAGATGACTCAGTAGATGACTCAGTAGCTGACTCAGTAGTCACTACAGGAACTGCAGCTGGAGTAGACGGCATAGACGGCATAGATGGCATAGATGGCATAGATGGCATAGATGGCATAGATGGTATCGACGGAGTAGACGGTATTGACGGCATAGATGGTATAGATGGTATAGACGGAGTAGACGGAATAGACGGCCTAGATGGAGAAAAAGGAGATACTGGCCTAGACGGCATAGACGGCATAGATGGCATAGATGGCATAGATGGTATCGATGGTATCGATGGAGTAGATGGAGTAGATGGTATAGATGGAGCAGCCGGGGTAGATGGCATTGATGGCCTAGATGGTGCTGATGGTATCGATGGCATAGACGGTATTGACGGCATAGATGGCATAGATGGTATCGATGGAGCAGCTGGAGTAGATGGCATTGATGGCCTAGATGGTGCTGATGGTTCTGATGGTGCTGACGGAGAAAAAGGAGATACCGGAGAAGCAGGTGCAGCAGGTGCAGCAGGTGCAGCAGGCAGAAGAGGTGTTGCAGGTGCGCCAGCAAGAAGTAAAGGATACATGGGTGGTATTAATTACCAGTTGCCACAGTTTGTAGGAGTACAGTACCAACCTAAAAATTATAATGTTGAGTTGGACCGTATTATCAACGAAAGTTTGTTTAAAGGAATGATTTAATGACTTACAAAGATTTAGTCAATAACGTGCTTAGGAGACTCAGGGAGATAGAAGTAACCTCTGTGCAAACTAATTCCTACAGCAAACTCATAGGTGACCTTGTAAATGACGCAAAGGACCTTGTGGAGAACTCATGGGACTGGTCTGCACTTAGGACTACCCTTACGATTACTACTACGGCTGACGTATTCAACTACTCTTTAACTGGTAGCCAGAACAACATCAAGGAACTAAACGTGTTGAACGACACGTCTAACTCTGTGATGAAGTACCAGACCAACAACTGGTTTGACTCACAGTTCCTCTTGTCAGCACCAGAGACAGGGTCACCACAGTACTACACGTACAACGGTGTTGACTCAGACGGTGACACTCTAATCGACATTTACCCAAAGCCTGACGGAGTTTACTCCTTACGCTTTAACTGTGCGTTACGCAACCCTGACTTGAGTGCTGACACAGACACACTTAAGATACCAGCGATGCCAGTAGTACACCTTGCGGTAGCTCTTGCTTCCCGTGAACGTGGTGAGACTGGTGGTACTGCTACTCAGGAATACTTTGCTATGGCTAACAAGTACCTGTCAGATGCTATTGCACAGGACGCTGGCAGACACCCAGAAGAAACCATCTTCTATACGCCTTAAGGTAATCATATGGCACAAGAACTCAAAAGTATTAATCTTGTAGCTCCGGGCTTCAAGGGTATCAACACTGAGGACTCACCGTTATCTCAGGACCCTTCCTTTGCTGAGACTGCTGACAATGCAGTAATTGACAAAAGAGGGCGTATAGCGGCACGTAAGGGTCTTAACGTTACGACGACTAATAAGACGCAGCTAGGTAGTGACTCCCTGAGTGCTATAAAAGAGTTCAGAGACGACGCAGGTAACACTAAGGTCTTCTCTGTAGGTAACAACAAGATACTCAGTGGTACAACCACGTTGGCTGATGAGACTCCGGGCAGTTACACAATCAGTGCTGACGACTGGAAGATGGTCAACTTTAATGACAGCATCTACTTCTTTCAGCGTGGGTTTCAACCCCTGATATACAATGTAATTGCTTCAGGGACATCTGGAGGCGCTAATAGTAGTGTAGTAACTTTGAGTTCTGTCAACAGTGCGTCAGGTCTTGTTTCAGCGATGTATGGTAACGAAGTCTTAGCAGCCTACGGTAGACTCTGGACTGCGGACTTTGCTACAGATAAATCAACTATCTATTGGTCTGACCTTTTGATAGGCCACAAGTGGTCCGGTGGAACCTCTGGCTCCATTGACATAGCTAAAGTATGGCCTGACGGTCATGACGAGATTGTTGCACTGGCTGCACATAACAATCTTCTGATTATCTTTGGCAAGCGTAGTATCGTAGTTTACTCAGGTGCTGATGACCCTGCTAATATGGCTTTGTCCGACACTATTTCCGGTGTTGGCTGCGTAGGTAGAGACACGGTACAGTACACTGGTGTAGACGTAATCTTTCTTTCCCAGACTGGCTTAAAAAGCTTCGGAAGAACGATACAAGAGAAGTCAATGCCAATAAGTAGTTTGTCCGGTACGATTACCACGGACATCATACAGCTAATTAATGAAGCAAATGAAGTTTACAAGTCTGTGTATTACCCAGAAGCAAACTTCTACTTACTCACTTTTACAAACCAAAACATGACTTATTGTTTTGACATTAGAGGCACTCTGGAAAACGGGTCATATAGGGTTACACGTTGGCCCGGAACTAGTTTTACTTGCTATGAACGCAAGGACAACGGGGACTTACTCGTAGGTAGCGCACAGGGCATAGGACAGTACACAGGCTTTCAGGACAACGGTAGTTCCTACAGCTTCAAGTACTTCAGCCCTGAGTTGTCCTTTGGTGACCCCTCTAAACTTAAGTTTCTCAAGAAGATTAGACCGACGGTAGTAGGTGGTAGTGGTCTTGATGTACTACTAAAGTGGGACTACGACTTTGGTTCTTCCTACAACACAAGCGTGATTACGCTGAGGGACCAAGCAAAAGCAGAGTTTGGTATAGACGAATACACCGTGGGTCAATATTCTGACGGTATCCTAACATCTAAAGACGCTGTAAACACTAACGGCAGTGGAGGAACATTGAGCATTGGTATGGAAACAAGTATCAACGGCAACGAACTGTCAATCCAAGAAATCAATGTACTTGCACTAGTAGGTAAAACAATATGAGTAATTATACTAAAGTAACGGACTTTGCTGCAAAGGATACTTTGTCTTCAGGGGACGCTAACAAGCTTGTCAAAGGCACTGAGTTTGAAACTGAGTTTGACAACATTGCAACTGCGGTAGCAACAAAAGCAGACACTGCTGGACCTACGTTCACAGGCACTGTAACAATACCTGCGCTGACCTTTACAGGTACGCTAGCTACAGGGACTATTAACGGAGGAACGTACTGATGTCTAATTTTCTTACAGATTTTTTAAAACAGTTAGGAGGAGAAGGAGGCACTGCTGCCAACTCTGCCGCTGCCCTAGGCTTAGGTACTGCTGGTCTAGCCCTTGCTGAAAAAGGGTACAGCGACATAGGAGACATTGGTCGAGAGGCTTTTGAAGGTCTGTCAGGAGAACAAGGGTTAGCTCAAGAACTCCGTGGTATGATGGAGTTTCAGCCTTACACTGTGACTTCTGCTACTGGTGGACAGTTTGGTATGATGCAGGACCCAGCTACGGGTCAGATGACTTACCAACTAGCTGCTTCTCCTGAAGAACAAGCTCTACAGCAGCAAGCCCTGACAGACGCAAGTATGTTCTTTGGACAAGCAGCAGCTCCTATAGCTCAACGTGAGCAAGACGTGTACAACCGTATGCGTTCAGTTATGTCTCCTGAAGAAGAACGACAACGTCTGGCTTTAGAACAACGTATGGCGGCGCAGGGACGCTCAGGTGTACGTACAGCACAGTTTGGAGGCACTCCTGAACAACTTGCGTTGGCTAAGGCACAGGAAGAGTCTAGAAACAGTGCAATGCTGAATGCTATGCAGTTTGCAGGACAAGAGCAGCAACGTCAGTCCCAACTAGGGACAGGCATGTTAGCCGCTGGTTACGTACCACAGGCACAGTTGCTCAACGCATTGCAACCCGGAATGGCTGCTTCAGAACGTCAGAGACAAGCTATGTCGGAACAAGCAGGAGCCTACGGTCAGACCTATACCACAGGCTTAGAAGCACTACTACAGTCTGGTTTAGGACAAGCTAGTTTAGCTGGTGGCTTTGGCAGCAGCATCGCTAGTTCAGCACTTGGTGGCTTGTTTAGTTAATAAGGAGAACATGTAATGGCTCAATTTTCACAAGGATTTCTGTCTAGCTTAGGCAGACCAGAGATGTCACAAAGCTTGTTTGGCTTAGGTGCTGCCATTGGTGGTGTTCCGGGGCAGATGA